CGCGATCCTCGTTGCGGCGGTCGTCGAGCTCGCGCTCCTCCTCGGTGAGCCGCGCCTCATGCGCCGCGAGCGCGACCCTGTATTCGGCCCGCTGCGTGTCGAGGTCGTTCCGCAGGCTCAAATAGCCACCCAATATCCCGCCGCCGCCGGTGATGAGGACGACGGCGGCCTGGAGCAGATGGCCGAGGGTGATGTCCGGGCTGAAATGAGGGTGCAGCATCTCGGCGAAGCGATGGTTCATGTGCGGATACGCGCAGGTTTGCCGGCAGGCGAAAGGTTCAGTACCTCACCGTCACGTCGAGCTCGTCCGAAGAGTAGTAATCGAAGGTGTTGGCGTTGGCGCCATCGCTTTTCTGCAGCGCGGCCAGCGCGTGAACACCCGCGGAGGGGCTGAAGGTCGCGGTATCGGCGCGCGCATCATTGATGCCGCCAGAAACAGGACTCTCCACAAGCACCGGCTGGGACGAGAACGCCGTGGTCGTGTCGAGCCCAAATCCGAACAGCGTCTCGGCGTTCGTCGCGGAGGGTACCGTGTCGGAATTATCGACGGCGCTGACAGAATCCTCCTGAACGCCGAGGACAAACGACACCTGGTTGCCATACAGGGTGCGCGCTTGGCGCACCGTAGCGGACGAATAGGTATAACTCGCGCCGCTATCGATGACCCGCGCGGCGACCAGAACCCGATTGTAGTAATTCCACAGATAGAAAAACCCGGCGAGGCCGCCGCTCGCCGATCCGCCAAAGTTGACCCCGGTCTGGCCGTTGGCCGTCGTGTAGAACGACCCGAGATAGGTCGCCTCGTTGGCGGCGACCGACCCTTCGTTGGTCGATCCGTTGTAGCAGTCGGCGATCGCATTCTTGTTGGTGAGGTAGGATCGCGTGTGGTTGTCGAGCGCGGAATATCCCGTGCCGCGCGCGTTGTTGGTGCCGCCGGTATCGCCCGCCCAGCCACCGCCCGAGCCGTTGGTCGCGTGGCACAAGGTCAGCGTGCCCGAGACGCTGATCGCCCACTCGTCGAAGACGCCGCCTGATAGCACCTCGCCGGCGCCGCTCGCCTCCAGCACATCGCTGATCTCGTTCGAGCCGATGGTCAACAATACGTCGTTGGCGCCGTTGTAGACCGGCACCTCGTTGCCCTTGTAGGCGTCGTAATAGATCGTCGATTGCCCCGTTGTGCTGGTCGTCAGCACCGGCGTGTGGCTGGCGAGCGTCAACCGGCCCTGCGGCGGCACCAGCAGAGTGCCCGAGAGGTCGCCGAATGACGGCTGCAGGCAATCCGCCGCCGTCGTCATCGAGCCGTAGGCATAGTTCCACTGATGCGCCGGGCAGGTCCCGGTCGGCGAATAGCCCTGCGCCTCAGCCGCGGCGACAAAACCGAAGGCCGCGACGACCAGCGCCAGCGCGCCCCAGCATCGGGCGAGAAGGCGCGTCATGCGATGATCCATTGATTGCTCCCGATATAGACGACGCGCAGCGCCTGATAGAGCGCGCCGAGAAGCTGCGAGGCGGCACCGTCGATGGTCTGGCCGGAAGGGGCGGCGATGGTCAGCGTGAAGCTGCCGCTCGCGGCGAGGTACTTAAAGCTGTGCGCCTCGCCGATCCGCGGGCTCGACGGCAGGGTGAAAATCGTCGCCGCCGGCGTCGTCGGCGCCCAGGCGATCAAATCGTCGGTGAGGTTGACGCTTTGGCTGCCCGTGCCGGTGACGGTGCGGACACAAACCCGCGGCCGGACGACCCAGCCGCCGGGGGTGACGCCGTCCTGCGACTGCAGCGACCAGTCGTCGGTGTTGAGCACCAGCTCGCCCTGCGGGCCGGTATAGGCCGCCACCTGGGACGTGCTGCCGCGCGCCCATTGCACTTGCGTGTGGGACAAAGGGGACTCCGATAATGCTTTGTCATTCCGGGACGCGGCCCCCGGGTCCGCGCTGCGCGGCCCGAGGACAAACTCCGCCGAGTACCCGGAACCCATGACACCAGCCTCGGCCATTGCGGGCGAGGTCCGTGTTCATGGGTTCCCGCTTGCGCGGGAATGACACCAAAAGGGGTTCAGCGCTGCGCGATGCCGCGGAGTAACAATGGAGCTTAAGGCAGCGTGCCGAGATTGATGTCGTAGCCGACCGGCGCGGCAATCGATGCGAGATCGCCTTGCGCGGCGACGCTGGTGCCGACGACGCCCCAGTCCTGGTCGACGCCGACCGCCAACGCCGCGATCACGTCAAGCGAGACGCCGCCAGTGCCCATAAGCGTATAGCTGTAGGCCGAAAGGCCCGCGAGGCCCTGCAGCGCCTGGCCGAAGATGTTGAAGCCGGGCAGCTTGATGTAGATCGTCTGACCGACAAAGCTCGCCGGGTAGCTGTAGCGAAACAGCGACGGGTCGTTGGGCCCGAAACGGGCGAACGGCGCGCCCGCGCCGTGAGCCGCGATGACTGTGCCGTAAGCCCCGCGCCGCAGATAGGTCAGGTCGTATTTGTAGGCCGCGGTCAAGGTCGCGGTCTCATAGGAGAGCAGCTCGCGGTCGCAGATGCACAACGTCACGTAGCTGTCGGCGTCGGCCGGCGTCCCCGACAGCAGCTGCCCCCGCGACTCGCTGAGGTCGACCGCCAGCGTGTCGGTCGTGTCCGGGTCGGCGGCGGCCGGCAGGCTCGCGGTCAGCACGCCCTGCCGCGCGCCGCGATAGATCGTGCCGGCGAGACCGTAGGTGTTGCCGTCGGTCGAGATCCACAGCTGGCAGCCGCCCCAATCGGCGCCACCGCTGGCGATGATCCAGACGTCAAGCGCGCCGTCGGTCAGCATCGCCGGCGGCTCGAAGACGATCGGCGCGTTGGTGGCGCCGGGGTCGACAAACGGGTCAAGCGGCGCGCCGGCGCTCGCCTGCTTCTGGTGAAGGACGGCGGTGCCGATGCCGATGGGGGTTATTGTGCCAGGCATTTCCGCACCTTACTCACGGCGTCACTCCGGGGATTTCCTCGGCGGTAACGGTGAGCTCGCCGTTATCGTCCTCCTCGATCTGGGTGATGCGCACCGGCGCGGCGGCAAGGCCGAGCGCGGCGTCGGTGATCAGCACGATGTCCATCGGCTCGAGCAGCGCGTATTTCCAGCCGAGCTTGAACTGATAGGTGTTGCGGACATAGAGCCGGCGCTGAAGCATCAATTGCGCCGAGATCGTCGCGCTGGTCGGATTGGTGAACTCGTGCGCCTGGATCGACGGTTCGGTGCGCAGCCCGTAAGCGTCGATCGTGCCCTGGTCGAACGCCGCGATGATCTGCGGGTTGTAGCTGTTGCTCGCATCCATGTACTCGACCGACAGCCAGTTGGTCGCCTGCGCCGGGTCGCTGCGCGTCAGCAGCACCGGGTCGGTGCCCCCCGCCCCATCGCCTGTCCCCCCATCGGCGGACCAGGGCAGAAAATCCTCGTCGCCAAGGCTGTATTGCCACGTAAGGTTCGGCGTCCAGCTCGCGCCGTTGGCCGAAAGCGCCTGGTCGCCGTAGGGGATGATCTTCAACAAGGTCCCCGACCACACCACCGCCGCAACCGTGAGCTCGGTCATCTCCTCGATCCAGCGCGCCGCCGGCTGCTGCTTGTCGAGCAGCAGCGACATCGCCAGCTGCGCCGCCTGACAGTAATTGCCCCAGTCGGCGAGCGAGCCCGCGATATCGAGATTGGCCGCCGGAAAGCCGGCGCCATAGCGCGGGCTGGTCAACAGATCGGCGACGATCAGGTCGGGCCGCGCATCGTCCGGAAAACCCGGCCCGGCGGTGCTGGCCTCGAAGCCGGTGACCTCAAAGGAGATATCCGGCAAGGTCGAAGACGAGCCGAGGTTCATCGGCGTGCCGGTGACGTAGCAAGTCCCGGAATAACCGATCACCGGCTGGTTGACATCCGAGCTGGCGAAGACCGGGTCCGGCGATTGGCCGTCGGCGCCGGCATAGCCGTTGAGCCCGGCATTGCCGAGCCCGAAGGCAATGCCGCCATTCGCCCAGATCCGGTTAACGCCGTCATCGCCATAGATCGAGCCGGTAAAACCGACCGGCCCCTGGCAGATGCCAAAGGCGACATCGACCGAATATTGCGTGCTCGACCCCTTCTTGCCGCCGCTGCTGCTGCCGAACCCCTTGCCCCCGGGGCTGCTGCTTCCCGAGCCTTGGAAATTCCAGAATTCGAGCAGGTTGACCGAGACGCGCTGGGTCCCGTAGCAGATAAAGATCGGGCTGCCCGCCTGGCTGGTGTTGTAACGCAGCGAGCCAAGGGTCGGGTTGGCGAAGGCGTTGACGAACGGGGTCGGCCCGCCGCCCTTGCCGCCAGGTGCGTCAAACATGGATCACCCCGAAAAAGCGAACCTTGTGGCCGGCGAGCGGGTTGAGCATCGCGTTGCCCCAGACGACGCCGCGCTGCCAATAGGCGTGGATGAGGCGCGGCCACTCGATGACGATCGCGCCGTGCGAAAACGTGCGGCCAAAGCGGAAGACCGCGACATCGCCCGGCAGCGGCGGGCCGGCCAACTCGCGCGCGAACGGTATCAGCTTTTCGAGATAGCGCTCGGCGTCGCGGTGGAGGTGCCA